GTGATCCATTATTCCTGCGAAAGCTTCTACGACCGACCCAACGGGGCATCGCCTCGCATCACCTCTGTTGCCGTCCGCAAATTGGACACCGGCCAGACGTTGTCATTCTCGATTCATCAGGTGGCGGAGCGAGAGGGCATCCCCTTTGCCGAGATTGAGGCGAGCTATGACAAGCTCGAACGCATGATGCTCGACGCCTTCTTTGAGCATGTGGGCAGCCACAAGGGGATGAAATACATCCACTGGAACATGCGGGACATCAACTATGGTTTTGCGGCCATTGAGCACCGCTACCGCGTCCTGAAAGGCGAACCCAAAATCATCGATGACGACCGGAAATTCGACCTCGCCCGGTTGCTCATAGACATCTATGGCCCGGGCTATACCGGGCACCCCAGATTGGAGACGCTCCTAGAGCAGAATCATATCTCACCTCTCAATTTTCTGAGCGGCAAGCAGGAAGCGGAAGCTTTTGAGAACCGAAATTATGTTGGCCTGCACCAATCCACGCTGAGCAAGGTGGACGTTGTCAGCAACCTCTTTGGCAGAACGGCGGATCGACAGCTTAAAACCAACACGACCTGGTGGGAGATGCATGGCGGGAAGCTACACGGCGTCGTGCAGTGGCTAGCCGAAAACAAGATAGTCGCGCTGGCGCTTGCCGTGGCAGGCGTCGTCTTGGGTCTAATCGCGTTGAAGTTCAGCTAGGCGGAGCCGGGGAAGCGCTCAGCCCCAGGGCACGACCTTCACCGGCCGGACGAAAGTTTGCGCCCGCACTGGTAGTATTATCAAAGCTGCTCTGCTTTACTGATGCGCAACCCATAAAGAGTTGACGCCAATGGCAAAGCCCCCGAACAAAGCGCCCCGTCCGCAGGGTAGCGAATATCAGTTCAGGATTGACGCCTATAGCCCGGCCACCATGCCAATGGGACGGCTAGCTCAGTACATGGCCGAATTAGCGACCTTGCTCGGCGAGCGGGACGCGGTGCACTTTCGGGGCCTCACGAAGGGCAGCACAATCCTAAATGCGCGTGTGGACCGGGAGGCAATGCCTAAGGTCCGCGCACGCGTGGTAGCCGTACGCGCGGGGGATGCTAGCGGTGATACTCAGCGGGCGTTCAACAACCTGAACAAGCTTCTTAGGGCTGACAATGCGGTCGGCGTGCTGCGTGACGCCGCGCCCCGGGGGGTTGTTGTCCGCTTTCCCGGCCGCGACGTAGCCGAGGAAAAGTTCACCGTTAAACAGCAAGGCTCGATTGATGGCATTGTCACCGGCATTCGCGGCAAAGACAGCTCCATCCACATAACGCTGCAATCCGAAACTCAACAAATAAGCGGCTGCGAAACTACGCGCGCGATAGCAAAACAGCTCGGAGCCAAGCTCTTTGAGCCTGTGCGACTGTTCGGCAAGGGCAAGTGGACTCGCGATGCGGATGGCACTTGGACACTTGAGAACTTCCGGGTGGAAAGCTTTGAGGCTCTCCGCGAGACACAGCTTACCGACGCGCTCGCCGCCCTACGCGACATCCCCACGGAATGGGGAGACGACGCGTATCAGGAGCTGATCGATATGCGAAAGGGACCGGGAGGCAGCAAGAATGGTGGTCATTGATTCCACTAATCTCTTACTGCTACTGCGCCCTGGTACCCGCGTTCCCAATGGCGCGGACGGTGCCCCCATCGTCCGCCCTCGGGATAGAATCCAGTACTTGGTGCACCGGCTGAGTCAGGACAAATCGAAAATCATCATACCGACGCCCGCGCTTAGCGAGGCCCTAGTCACGGCCGGGCCGGAAGCCTCTCAGAAAATCGTAGAGGACTTGCAGAAATACGCTGTGTTCGCAATCGAGCCATTTGATACCCGCGCTGCTCTGGAAGCCGCAGCGATGCTGCGCGCAGCGCTTGCAAACGGAAACAAGCGCGGCAACAGCAAAGCGCCATGGCAGAAGGTGAAAGTTGACCGTCAGATTGTCGCCATCGCGAGGGTTCACGGCGCGACCGAAATTTATTCCGACGATGGAGACGTTGCCACGCTTGGGGCGCTCGCGAAGATCAAGGTCATCAGCTTGTCTGATTTACCCTTGCCGCCTGAAAAGGCTCAGCTCAGTTTAGAACTCGAACCGGCCGCCGATAGCCTCCCGGATCAACAATAAAAAAAACAAAACGAACAAGGGGGCGGCCGAATGTCGTGGGATGACCACCAACTCAAACTTACGCGCGATGCAAGGCTCTTGTCGGCAAGTCCCGATCAGGTCTTCTCGGAATTGAGGGACATCTCCAAAGAGATACGTACAAGCCTGCTCATGTCGGGATCAGACGGCATTGAACCGCTGTTGATCGAACGTGGTCAGCCGCTGATCAATCTGGGTCTCGCCTGCTACTGCACCGACAAGAGCGTCTTTGTCGCGCTGTATAATCACGGTCGCGGAGCCCCAGCGGACAAAGCTGACGAAATATATCGCCGTGGTCTTTTGCTCGGCTGCCTTTCCAATGCGACGATACAGAAGGCGCACTTGATTTTTGACTTCCCTCGCGAGCTGATCGGCGACGACGAATTCGAGCATATATTAGGAGAGAGCGAATACGGTCTGGCGGAAACTCTCGTTCGAAATCCTGCGGTGTCCGACAAACTGTTGGAGCAGCTATACAAGCGAGAAGGAGCATTCGCGAGCGTGCCGGATCAACGCCTCGCGACGCTGGTCCATTGTTCGCGCGAGAACGAACGCCTAAACACCAACGATGACGACGATTACAGTCCCGACTTGGGGCACTTCCGCATTCATAATGCGATCCTACAGCTTGTCGAAACCGCGCCAGTAAGCCCACTCTGGAGAACGGTTCTCTTTGATCTTCTCAACAATCTGAACCCCTTGCACGTTGCCCGGACTGAGCGACTGCAAGATATTTTGCAGCGATGGGTGTCACTCGACATCAGGGACAGAAGTGATGAAGAAAGGACGGGGTTGTTTGCTGAGAACGTTTCGATGACGGACGAATTCCGCTGTGTCATCGCCTCACTCTACGGAACGGCGTTGAAGGACAATGAGATGCGGGCCGCGTCGAAATCAAATGACGTTGCGATGCGAGCTGCCTACTACGGAAACAGCAAGCTAACCGTAAAAGAGATGCGGACATCATTTGAGCGCGACGGCAGCGCCTTCGTTCTCGCGGCAATCCGCAACCGTAGCATTCTCTTCGGCCGCGATCAGCGCCAAGCCTTTGAGGAGGAAATGCTAAGCCGGGATTTCAGCTTTCAGTATGGCAAAATCATAGACATGCTTCGGAAGGAATACCCGTACGTCGAGCCCTACAAGCAGCGATAAATTTCTGCGCCTTCGGATGGAAAATGGATTTTTCAGCCTTCATCATAGCGGCCGCCGCATTGGCTGTCGGCATCTACATTGGCCGCCAATCTCAAAAGGCCGCGCTCGGTTCACTGGTCCGCACAGCCGACCGAAAGGCCTCAGCAGCCGATGAGGCAAACGACCGATACCTTGAGGTGCTGCAACGGGAGTTGGCGAACATCATCGCCCGCGATAATCCGGACAGGATGATTGCGCTCTACCGAAAAGCGCAAGCACAAGAGCGCGAGATGCTGAAGGCTGACAAGGCGCGCGTCCAAGCTGAGCTGGCCGCCCTCACGCACAAGTACCCTGTATATGAAGACTTCGACAAAATCGGCACGAAGCATTTTGTCCCGTACAGCGGCGAGCCGCTTTGGGGCGAAGAGGGCGAGCTTTCCGACGCCTATCTCGACATCTCGAAATTTTTGATCCTCGGGAGAATACAAGACGGGCGTTCGTACAGACCTGTTTTCCCGGAAGACGACGAGAAGAGCTTTCGACGCTGCATGCAAGAATTGAAGGACCAGACGTTCAGGGCCTCGCTCAATGACGCCGTCGACAAATACTATCTGGCGCGTAGAGTGGCCGAACAGTCAGATTCCCAAATGCACGATTACGAAGATCAGCAAATAGGCGTGTTTCATCTTCCGTCCTATGCTGATGTTCGCTACGGCATCCACCTAAAGAAAACGGACGAATACGGCGTGTATTCGTTCTTTGTCCATGACGATGGCAAGATCAGCTCGCGTTATGCTCGGTCTGATGCAACATTCCAGAACGAAATCGGGTTGTATCTCTGAGCATCTACGCTGGAAGGGCGGAACGCACAAATGGTGAAATGGGTCTATAGAACTCGCGCCGATCAGGCTCAGATTATTCCGGCCCCAAAAGGCTTCGCTCTTATGTTCGATGGTGAAGCGTTAGGAAACTACGCCTCGCCCGCTGCGGCAGCAGAAGATTTGGCTAACGGAACATCCTTCTGGCCATCCGCTGGCGACCCCTCTGAGATGGGCATCCCGGAGGACATCGCCGAGTGGCAGCGCGTCCCATAACACTCAGCTAGGCCGATTGCTCGGAGCACGCTTTGATGCATCGACGAAAGCGTGCCCCACGTCACCTAGCTCAGCCTTAAACTGAATTTCTATCTGGCCGTCTTGACCCTTACGGACGCGAACGAGATGACGGCGGCCTTCGTCGAGAGCAGACGCAAGGGTGTCTTGCATCTGCTCCGCAGTTAAGCCCCGCCCCCATATGTGACGCGTGACTACCAGCTCCATGAGCCGAGCTAGGTCTTCTCGATTACTGTCCGTTTGATCTGCCATGAACAATCCTGTAGCCACGCGAATACTTCTTCAAGACTGTAAGACTGTTCGACTGGCGGGTCGCCCGGCAACTCGCCAGCCACTCTCAGGACGAAGTCAACGTCAGACTTACGGTACATGCGGTCCTGTAGCTCGAACTCTTCAAGCGTGACTGGATTACAATCGTGGTAGTGCCTTGTAGCGATTAGTTGCATTGCCCTCTTGCCCCAAACAATGATGCGTCTCGTCTGTTGCAAAGACGCCGATTGCCGTCAAAGCATTTATTTCGAAGGCAATGGCGTTTGGTATTAGATGTAGGTTACGAATCTCACAGCTTCAGCCGTCGTATCGAACAAGGCCCGAGAGCGCTACGCGTTTCGGGTAGCGCTTCAACAACTCTTGCGACCGCCTTCGCCCGAGGCATCTTTCCAAGAATCTATCGCCACAATAGCAGACGACCGCCTGAACCGCGGCGTGCGGAATGTACTGTCGGCGCGACGCCACATAGGCCAAGCCGGGCAAGATCATGTCCGGCAACGAGTCGATCAGCACAAGGGCGTCAAGCGAGGTCTCACACTCGCGCAGCCGCGCGAGCGCTGGGACCAAGATATCTAGAGAAGGCTCATACGTTGCGCCTTGGCGCGGCGCGTATTGGATGCGCTCCACCACTATCGAGCCTCCCTTGCCCTGCCGAGCATCACGACCGGAGCAGCGATGCGGGAAACGCCATCATCTTGCACGTCTTTGATTTCGTACAGCGAGCGGTCGCAAAGTCGCATGATGCGATAACCCTGACTGAGCGGAAACGGCAGCACGCCGTAGCCAAACGAAAAGACGGGCTTCGACGTGCTGACAATCGGACTGATTGAATGGCCGGAAGCAATCCGGCCACTGTTCTCGCCCATGATTACCTGCTCCGCCCTATTGGTGAAAACCGCCGTGACCGTCACCGCCTTCGACGGATCGGGCACAGCGGGGAAGTTTGGTACTGGCGTGCCAGCGTAAGGGGTAACTTCTACCAACTCACCCATGCTGTCATCTATCGCGGCGCTGACCTCCTGCATGGCAGCGCGCCAGTTGTTCGAATCTGGAAATAACATCTCTCTTCCTATTGTCCGCCCAATGCCGCGCCTTGGCTCGGTTTTGTGGCGTTGTCGCCGGGACCTTGCATACTTGTTCCAAGCCGCCCGTTGAGCGAGATCGTCGAGACGTTCTCCGCGCGCTTGATCAAAGACTCGAAGTACGAAGTCGGCCGGACTTCGAGTTGCAGGTTCTGATGCAGCTCGGCTGATCCAGTGACCGTGCCCGATACACTGACATCCTTGAAGCCGCTCGACTGCCCAAGCGAACGAATGGAGTCCTGCCAACCGCCCGACATCATGCCGCCATCACCGCCCTCCCGAAGGTATCGGCTTGAGGGGCTGTCCAGCATCGTCGGCTGAAACCTGTCGAACCGGCCCGGCTGCGGAACGGGCAGATCATCCCATATGCTTCGCTTCTTTCGGCCCGCCGCGTAGACCGCAACATCCGGGTTGGTCCAGTCGGCAATCACGTCGTCGAGCTGGTCGTCAGACATGCTGTCGATTTGCTTTTGCCGCATGTACAGCCCGGCCGCGCCTACTGCTCCCGCTGTCGCCAAGGCGCCCAGCCCCAAGGCCGTTCCTGCCACTGGAAGCGCAGTGACGGGCGGCGCAGCGCCCGATACGGCCGCCCGCCCTGCGAGAACCTGAAGTGCAGCCGACGCGGAATTGACGCTCCCAATGAACGTCACCATGCTGTAGGCGAGCCCGCCGCCAGCAGCCACGGTCGCGATGCCCGCAAAGATGCCAGCGGCCTTTTGGGCCTCAGGGCTCAAATTGGTAAGCGCGGTCGTGGCGGTCGTGGCTGCATTGGTGAGGCCGGTCAACCAGCCTTCGTTCGCCTTCACCATTGTATTGGACATCGCCTCAGCCGAAGCACTGAGCCTATCGACCGCAGCCGCCAAGCCTCGGTTCATCTCATCGGCCACTTTCTGAGCGTAGCCATCCGCGTGCCCCAGGTCGCCCTTCGCTTCAGCGAACTTGTCCCGCTCCTGCAACAGCGCGACGCCGCGCGCCCCTTGCTTGTCGCCAAGGAACGCCTGCATCAGCATCGGATTGCCGGACTCAATGATGCGATTAAGCAGCGCCTCGCCCTTGAAGCCCTGCTTCGTAAAGTCGAAGTACTCGTTAGCCGCCCGAGTTAGGTTGCGCTGATCGGTCTTCGAGAGCTTGTCTCCGCTCTTCTCAGCGGCCTTCGCCACCATCTCGGCGTACTTGCCGCGATCAGACAGAATCTCGTCGCCATGCTCTTCAAGCTCGCTATTGATCTGCGCAATCGCTTCCTTGCTAAGTCGCTTCCCGAACGTCCGGGCCATCTTGTCGCTGAGGCCCTCGCCGCTCACAAGGCCGTGCGAGGCGAAGTCGTCGATATTGATTCCGTTCTGTGCCAGGACCTCCCGTCCCTTCCGCGTGGGGGCCATCTCTCTGGCGTAGAGCTGGCGTGCGAATACCCCGGCCTCAGAGCCCACGATGCCGCCACGACGCAAAGCCATACCCATTGCAAGGTTGACCTCGTGCGAAACACCGGCCGCGTTCGCAGCCGCCGCACTGTATTTTGTGAACTCCTTCACGTCCTCGAACGTCATGTTCGATTTCTTCGTCGCCACGGCCGCAAGGTCGTTAAGGTGTGTCGCTTTCCGCTGAGCGTCGGCCGGGCTGTCGAAATGAACGCCATACTGAGAGATCATCGACTCCATCAGCTCAGCGTTCTGTTCGGGCGTAACGCCCATCGCTTTCGCGCCGATAGCTGTGGGACGCGTGATCGCAAGATTGGTCGCCGCGTTGTACTTCAAGCGGCCGAAGGTCTCATGGGCCTTTTGGGTCGCCTCGACCGTAGCGCCATAAAGTGAAGCAAGCTCGTTTTGCTGCTTCCGCAGCGCGGCCATATCGGACTCGCTGTATCCGGTCCGCGCCCTGATGGACGTGTCTTCCCGCAGGTAGGGCAGCGCGTGCTTGATGGCATCAACGCCGCCGTGCACCATCTTCATCGCGGCGTAGCCCGCGACGGTGGCTGCAATGGCTTTATGCGCTGCGTGAACCTGATGCAGGATTCCAAGATGCTTCTGCGCTGCCGCGTTTGCCTGATTGAAGCTGTTGGCATACTTGCCGCCAAGATTGCCGCCGTCCAATTCCTTGGCGGCCTTCTCAGCTTGCTTCAACGTCGCGATTAGCTCGCGCACCTTCGGGCTCGCGAGATCGTTCGCTGAAATTGTTGCTGTAACGGAAGGATTGCTCACTTCCCCATCCCCTTAGTTTGGTCGCGGAGGAACTTGTCAAAGTCCGCGAATAGATCGGCGTATCGCATTAACTTGTGCAGCCGCATCGCCTCGACGGTGCGCACGTCGAGACGATTGGCACTGATCAATGAGGCGATCAGATACCGGGCTGTTCGGAAGGGTTTTTGTCTGGCACCAGCCCTAGGATTACGTTCGTGATGGCGCCGCGCAACCGCGTGAAGTCCGTCACAGACAGATCCTCCAATATCAGCTCGTCCACTCCTGTCATGTCGGCCGCGAACTGCACCATTGCTGAATTGTTGTAGATGTATTCGTAGCTCTCGGTCTCGCCCTTCGCGTTCTTGACCGGCCGGATCGTGAACGGGTCGCCGTGCTTGATCATCAGTCGGGCCTTTGGCGATTTGAGCTTGAGTTCTGTGACGACGCCGTCATGGGTCTTCAGCGGTGAGGTCAGTTTAAATGTTTCAGTCATGTTGTGCTGCCTACCTGCAAGCTAAGTTGTGTGGACGACTTTCGACGTATCGACTTCGAGCTGTGCTAGCAATCTGCTCAGCGGTGCTCCGGTCGTGGCGTGGGCGTCCAGAGCGCATTTCAGTTTCTTGGCTTCCTGTGTATGCCCGTGGCCGTTCATCTGAAGGGCATTGAACCTGATCTCAGCAAGCCGCTTCAACTTGTCAGGCTCGACAGTCGATACGGCGGGAGTCGGTTTTAACGCCACGGTCTGCGGCTTCGTCCAGCCGCGCGAGTGGTTGAACGCCTGCATGCTGCCTGCGATTTCAGCGCGCCGTGCGGCGCGAGGGTCGTCCTTGGTCGTCATGTTATCTTCCGTGGTTTCTACTTCTTCGACAGGCAGTCCGCGCAGAAACGCCCGGGCCTTGCCAACATCAAGGGTGGTTTGGTTGTGTGTGGATAGAAGCTCGGCAAGCGCAGCCGGGCGCTCCTGCGCCTCGGGAAGGCACGAAACCTGCGACTTCCACCTATTGAACGCGTCGAGTGCGGTGTTCGGCGCCGAACCTTTCGGAGTTTCGCCCACAATCGTGTAACCGAGCGCCTCAGCCCGGTCTCGTTTCATGCGCTCGCCATTGCCCAACAGGACGACGGACGGCGTATCATCCAACGGCAATGCCGTTTTCTTTTTGCTCATGTCTCTCTCTTATCTCACTCGCACAGCGCCGACACGGCTTGCGCCGCAGATCGCCTCAAGCCTCCGCACCTCATGCTGGAGCGTCTTGGCGTCACCCTTCTGGAATTCCAGCCACTGGTCGCCGTTGCGCACGACGGCTTTCACCTGTCCCGCCGCAAGCTGGTAGAACGCGGCGCGAAGCTGAGGCAGCAAAGCGCAAGGGTCCGTTACGGCGGCCACAGGGCTGCCGCTTCCGTTGCAATTACTCATTTCGTTTGGTCCTCCAGATCGCCGGGCCTTGCCGCCCCGCTCCGTGTAGTGCCTACCGCTGCGGGACCATTCAGGCCCGCTTCCACAAGCATGTCGCGCTCGGCCTTGCGCTGCGCGATAACGGTTTCGAGGTCGAGACCACGTTCGCCCAGCTTCTCTTCGAGTGTGCTGAGACCGCTGCTAATCTCCAGCGCATCCGCCTCAGCAGCTTTCATCTGATCGGCAACGGGCTTAGCGCTACCGCGCCACGCCGCCGCGGTGTACGCCTCCGGGCACTGCCAGAATGCGGGCGCTCCTTTTGGAAGCTTGATGCGGCCAGTCTCACATGCTTCTTCAAGCCACGCGGTGAACGTGCTTTGGTAAATGCGCTCCAGAATGTTCTGTCTTCGGCGCAGATTGATCCGCCAGGGCAACTCAAGGGCAAGCCTCGAAGCGGAGAAGCTGGTCTTCGAGTAGTCGCCGCTCACGTCCTCAGCACTGCCGCCGCTCGCCTTAGCGGCTTCACGCGCGAGCGACGCATCGAAGTCCGCGTATGTGCTGCTCGGAGCCTGCGGCCGATGAACGTGCATCTTGTCGCCGCGAAGCAGGTGGTTGATTACGCCGGGGTTCAGATCGACCTTCACGTTATTGTAGAAGTCGATTTTCGCTTTCGCCCAATCTTCCGGGGAAACGCCCTTCGGTGCTACAATCCCCGCAAGCGGGTCTTCCGCGTTGAGCGAGCCTAGGGCCTGCTCGCGCGGCAAATCAGATTCGATGCTGACGGCCAACATGCTCTGCACCAATGCGCTCGCCAGCGAGAACTCGCGCAGCGTGGCCTTGCTGTGAGCAGGGGTTAGTGCCGCAGCGAGTGGGCTCATACCGCGCACTTGCCCGGGCACTAGCAGGTCGAACAGATGCCCAACCCGTGGGCGCCCCCAAGACGTAGTCGCAGCCACGTATTGGGCTTGCGGCGCTGAGGCGAAGCTCCCCAGGATGAACTTTCGAATATGATATCCTTGGAGGCGGCCGTTCTGATCGAACTGCACGCCTTGCATAATCGAGGCGTTCCCGTTGCCCTCTGCGACGCGCGTAATGCTCTGGTCGAGCTGGCGGCTATCGAGAAGGCACACTTTGGTCTGGGTCCTCGCACCACGCGCCGCGACCCAATCCAGCGTGAAGAGCGTTTCACCCGTCAGCAGGTAGCTGCGAAAGCCAGCCGCCGCAAGCTGATGCAGGGAATGTCTGCCCGACGCGTCTGCTTCGGTCGCGCTGTTACACCATTGAGTCCACGCGGTTTCGATTTGATGCGCGAGGCTACGCGCCTCTTCCGGGCTAATGCCGAGCATTTCCGCGCAAGGGCGTGACGAAAGGGTAAGCCCGTTCCCAACGGCGTAAGTGACGTAGTTCTCAACGAGAGTGCTGACAACCGGGTTGCTGAAGAGCAAATCGAGGTTCAGCTGAGAGACAATCCCGCGCTCTCGACTGATCTCACTCCCGGGCGTACCGTAAAAGGGCTGCCAGCCGTTGAGATACCCGGAAGTCATCGGCCTCAGGCCATTGCTGTAACGTGCCCAAATAGTCGAGGGTTTCCCGTCCGTGCCGTCGAGGATGCCCGCTGAGGGAGCAGTCACGCCTTCAAGGGGCGGAATTATCGCCAGCGATTTGGCGCTCGCGCCGAAGAAGGCGCGAAACTTGTCTGCGATTGCCATTGAATGGCTCCTTACTTGGTGGGCTTCGTCCAACCCTTTTCGGCGTTGAACGCCGCGACGCTCTGCCCCAGCTCCCGCAGTCGCGCGGCCTTCGGGTCATTCGACACTTCGACGGCTGCGCCGCCCAAACCAATCGGGCCTTCCTTCGACATGGCTTCGAGGTAGGGGTTAGCTGAGGGAGCGTCGGCAAGAATCCCGATAGCCGTTTCAGCGTCCAGCACGCTATACAGCGCAAGCTTCTGCGCCATGGCCGGGTTGCGCTTGCCTTCTGCGCTTTCAAGAATTGCGGCGACGCGCAAGCGCTCCGCGGCGATAGCCGCATTTTCGCTAGGCGCAACGGCTTTACTAGGTTTCGTCATTGTTGGTTTGCTCCTGATAGTGCAGCCAGCTTCTTGATGCTGTCTGCGAAGGTTTGGGTGGGCTTAGTGGGTTGTGCTTGCGACCGCACGGCGGCTTGCCGTTGCGAAACAACTCGGGATGCCGCTAGGGCATAGCAGAGCCCGTCAAGCGGCTCGTTTCGGCGAACGACGCGCTCGAAATACTTTCGGATAGCGCCGCCCACCTGTTTTGAGCGAAGTTCTTCGCTGGCAAGGCCTTCGTAGTAATCGAGGTCCAGGTGATCAGGGACTCTGATCTGTCCGGACACAAGGGACTGACCAACGATCAACTTCGCGGTGTCAGAGCCCACGATCATGACCGGGAGTCCTGATCCTCGAAGTCGATTGCCCTTTGCTATAAGCGCTCGCTCGAAGCCGCCGCGCCCGACCAGGGCGAACGCGCTCCTAGATTTGCGCTGTTGTGACCGCACGTACTCCGCGACTTTGTCGGTATTGAAACCGGCGTCGACCGCTTGCACCGATACCGGCAGCGTTCTGCCATCGATGAGTTGGAACGTGGCACCGGCCGCTGCGTCGAGTTTCTGCCAGACTTCGAGGTCAGACGTTGAGCCCGGCAGGCGCAAATGATTGAGCACGGTGTAGGTCTCGTCCGCATGTGCCGCGAGATAGGTCAGCTCAACGCGATCTGTCTGCACGTCGCATCCCATCGTTACATGGGTGATGTCGGCAGCGTATGGCGGCTTAACACTCACAGCCTGCGCTCTGAGATCATCCGGGTTGACGTTGAACTCGACGTTCGCCTCGTACATCCGAGCAAGGGTCGTGTTGTACCAAGCCGTTTTGGCTTCCGGCGTCGTGGCCTCTTCGAAGGATTGCACCACGCTTGCCATCGTGCTGAACAGCGAGGACAGCTCATCAAGGTGATAGCTGCGAATTCCCGGCTCACCTTTTGCGGTCGGCTTCCAAAAGCCCTCCCTGATCATTTGGCGTCGCGTGTGTTCATCCTGGACCGCCCCGCAGGCTGCGCAGGCGTGATACGCGGTCGAAGGCACGCCCGCATCCCATCGCAGGCTTTCGAACTCAAGCGGGGCGGCGTGATTGCACTCGCGGCATGTGACATGAAAGCGTCGCTTATCGCCCCGTTCGTACCACGCATTAATGCGGCTTGACCGTGACGTTGGCGTGCTGACAAAGATCAGCTTTCGGCCTCGGCCTTCGTATGTCTTGGTTCGCTTCACAGCGAGCGCCAAAGGATCGCCTTCGGTCCCTGCACTGATGGCGAAGCGGTCCACCTCATCAGCAAACACGTATTTAACGGCACGAGCGGCGAGCTGGTCGGGGCGATGCGACGATACGAACGCGATCTGTCCGCCCGGGAAACTCTGCAAGCTGAGCGAATTCGCCCCGCCTCCACTTCCCTTGCGGGTGTGTTGTCCCCGGCCGATCAAGTCCCGCAGGGCGGGTGACCCGTCAACGAGCGGCTGCCAGCGCTCGCGAACGAACTCTTCAGCGCGGTCATTGGTCGGCGAGACGTGCAGTACGGGCGCGGGGTTGCAGTCCACGATCCAACTTAGCATCGCATTGACACTCGCCGATTTACCCACCTGCGACGCCAATTGCAGAATGATGAACTCGACTTCCGGGTCCGCTATGCTGTCGACTATCTCGCGCTGGTAGCTAGTGAGACGCAGCGGCCCCGGTTGTGCGTTCGCGCTGGCGGGGAGATAGATTTCAGCTTCAGCGAATGTGCTCGGTTTGACTATCTGCGGCGGCGACCAAGCGCGCAGCCACTCGCGCGCAATGTCGTGCGGCATGTGTTCTCCTTAGCTCAACGCATCTCGCTCCAGCGCATCCCAAAATCGTTCTTCGTCAGCGCAGACACCGAGCGCAGTACGGATTTCGACTTCAACGATATCGGCGATTTTTGCCCTGTCCGTCAGCCCCGCCACCAAGTCGGCGATGCGGTGCGACGATGCGAGGAGCGCTCCGCGCGCTTCTGCAATGATGCGAATTCCCACGTCACGGACAGCGGCGCGGTCGACAAGCTCGCCCGCGAGCTGTGCCGCTTGAATGGCCGCCTTCCGCGCTGCTGCTTCTGCAAGCCGTGCTTTTGCTGCGGCCAGATCGGACCGCGCTTCGTGCGCGCCCTCCCCACGACCGTTCGCTGCATGGTCCAGAGACTTCGACTTGTCGACGATGGCCGCTGCGAGCTGATGCGCGGCCTCAAAGCTGACTGCCTTCGCATCATGCCCGGCTTGCTCGACAGCGCGGCGGACGGATCGCGGATCGATGCCAAGCGCCTCTGCCGCGCGGGCAATCGGGCCTTCGGGCCTGCCCATGTAATTCACTCCTGCGCATTTGCATATCAAGCCGCAACCGTCCGGCCGCTGCGTTGCGACCCGCGTAGGTTAGTCGGCTATGAAAATTCAATGATTTCAAGCGAGAGAAATGCGGCAGCGGCCCGCAGTGGTCAACCGCAGCGCCCCAGGGGGACCCATCGGCGCTTGGATGCCGCTAACGAAGGCGATAGCCATCCCGCATCTGCATAACTCGACCAGCTTGAAGCGTTGGCCGCAACGCTGGCGTACGGCCCAGCGATGGACGCGCGCCACGCCCGACAGAGTATCGTCTCACCCTCTGCCGGACGCGGCGCGCTAATCGGCGCGAGCGTATCGACTCGTATCAGCGCCGGATTGCTAGTCAGTGTCGGGCGGCGCCGAATACGGCAAGCCTTCCGCCAGCAACTGCTTCTGGATTTCTTGCGGTAACCGCTGCGCTAGTTGCGCGTTAGCTTCCTTTCGCCAAGCTTCCTGTACCGGCCCCGCTTGTCCCATCGCGGTCGCGGGATGCTCGGCATAGACTCCTTTGATCGGCAAATGGGAGCGGCTCGTTCGATAGGCGACGAAAGAGCCGCCCTTCGCATTCTTCACAAGGAAAGCGTGGCGTACGTTGAGAGAGGTCGACCCACCACCGCCCAAGCGGTGCGTTGACGCCTTGAGTCCATCAGCTCCGATTGATGCGCCGCTAACACGCATGATGCCGATGCGCTTTTTGACGGTCGTAAAGCTCGCGGAAAGGGAACCTTGCGTGCTGCGCTTGATCTTGCCGACAGCGTCTTTGATGTAGCTCTCACTGACGCCAATGTCCGCCGCGATCTTCTTTAGCGCAACTTTGCGCGCGGCTGTCGCTGATTTGTCAACTGCACGGCGGATCGCATTAACGATGCCGCGAGATGAAAGCACTTCCGCCCACTTTTCCAGAGCCGATCCATCTAATTTGACGTTGAGGTCCATCCCTCAGGCTCCCAGGTCGTGGGCTTGCTATGCTCCGCTATACACTTGGTGAACTGTTCGCACTGCTCGACTAAGCGCGAGACAGGAGACCCGGGCGCCATGCGAGGGACAATCCCGTGGGCCACAGCGCTGCGGGCGAGTTCGTCGAGCTTCGCGGCGGCTTCGTTGAGGACGTCCGCCAGTTCGTTCAAGTGCCGCGGGAGCTGATTTTGATCATTCGTCATCGTTTGCATCCGTCTTGTCGCACTTAAAGCTCTCGCCGGTGCCGGATCGGATGTAGTTCACGACGGGTGACGCTTCGGCTTCGCCGGGGCACCACGCGTAGGCTTGGCCGATTACCGACGCGAAGAGCGCAACGAACGTTTCCATCGCGTCGGCGATGCGTTCGATCTGCGGCGCGGCGGCTGCGATCTTTTCGAGCGCGTCGGCGGCGCGTCCTAGGCGCGCGTCCTCGGACAGCGCCAGCAGTTCGGTCAGACCGATGGTCTCAGGTTGTTTGGTCATTCAGCGCTCTCTCAGTGTTGCAGAATTTGCAGACCCGCTTGCTCAAGCGGAAGGAACGGGGGTGGCGGGACGAACTTACTAGGTCGACCATCGAGCAACGGCGCTATGGCAGATCGAAAGAACGATCCAGCACATGAGGTTCCGAGCCACTGTCCAAAGTGTGACGGTGTTCCGCGCCTCTACTTGCGGCTTCCGGACCAGCGCAAAGGCACAGTTTCGTACCTCTACCGGTGCCGCGATTGCGGCCAACTAATTTGGATGGACTAGCGGTGTGCGCCGCACTCAAAGCCCCGAGGTTCGTTTCGGCCCCGAGCGCGGCGCTTCCGGGTGGAGGTCAGGCTCCCGCTCAGCCTTTGCGACCTTCCCGAACTCGAATTGGTTGGAGCGCTTCTGCGAGCGACCTTCAATCTCGTTGCAATCGTCTAGTCCGCGACAGCGCAAGGCGCCGTGCTGGCCGACCGTCGCCGGTCGCTTACCCTGGTGGCATCCGTTTCACGCCAAACGGGGCGTGACTCACCAGAGGCGTGCTCCCCATGCGATGGGGGGCGGTGGCTGCATCCCTGACGGGATGCTCTACGCCCCAGACGATGGGACGCGCGGGTGCTGTTGTTTTGGGTGGCCGTTGCCCGCCTCGGCCGGGGAGATTGAAGGCGCGCGCCATGTCGGGCGCTCCTATCTACGTAAACGGCCGAGCGATGCGGTCTGTGACAAGTTCAGACATTACGGTTTTGCAACCTTCGCCTTTTGATATGCGGCGCTTCACTCAAAGTGGCGGACAACCGGCTAGGCCCACACCATAGGTGTGTGGGCGCATCCGCCAATTGGTGTTTGATCTATCCGCCAGTTTCCGCCAGCTTCCGCCACTTTCCGATTTTGCTTGTAACTTCAATCGCTAAAGTGGCGGACCAAGTGGCGGAAAGCTGGCGGACGAAGTGGCGGATTGGGGTGGCGGAAACTGGCGGACGGGATGCAATCCGCCACTTTCCGCCAGTTGCTCAGACGCGTCAGGCAAGGCGATAGAGCGGCTTTCCCTTTGTCCCGCACGGCTCCAAGCTGCCCGCCTGGACGGCTACTCCGATGTGATCCCGGATGGTCGACCGGCTCAGCATTTCCAAGCCATCCGACTTCCGCCGCGCGTTGACCGCATCGACGATTTCGCCGGACTGCAATTCGAGCTGGCGCCTGATAGACGAGACGTTCTCATCGTCTGCCTTTTGACGTTTCGCTTCCCCCTCGAAGACGTCAAGGATGGCCGCGATGCGATCTTCTCGCCTGTCCGATGTCTTCAAGGTCGGAAGCTCTTCGTCATCGTCTACTGCAAGGTTGTCGGACGCCTTGCTGTACGGCTCGACCACACAGCTACCGACCTCATTGCCCCACATGTTCTTCCCGAGCGGAACGAACCGGAGACTGAAGTGCAGCTTCGCGCTCTTGTCGCCGTCTCGGCTCTTATCTATCGCGATGGTCCGAACCCCGTTCTTTTCGCTCAGTTGCAGGACAACGTCAGCGTTGGCGCGAATGGCGAAAGTCCCCGCTATCCCGCCGCTCTTGTTTTCGTGATGTATGATGACGATGCAAAGGCGGTGCTCATACGCTAGATCGGACAACGCGCGGAGCATGGGCGTCACGGCGGCAGACAGATGAAGGTCCCCGCCGTTGATCATGCGAATAAGGTTATCGAGCACTAGAAGCTTCAAGTCGTGCCCTTGAATCTCCTTGTAGCGTTCAATGGTTTTGCTGAGCTTCTTAGCCGCCGCTTTTTGCGCAGTCTCGAAGTTCGGAAGGTCGAAACGCACAGCGATACCCGCTCCGCCGTACGGCCGCACAGTGTGCAGCGCGGCCATTCGCTTCTTCAGGCCCTCTTGTCCCTCGCCTGCGATCAGCATTGCCCCACCCTGCACGACGTTGCGCCCCAAGAACTTCGCGCCGCGCAGCACACAGTCTAGCATCTCAGTCGTGGCGAAGGTCTTGCCCGTGTTGCTGTCGCCGCGCAGCACGACGACGCCAACGGCGGGCAGCAAGTCCTCTATCAAATCCTCTGCGGGCGTAAACGACGCATGCATATCGACTGACCACGCGAAGCCAGCATCGATCTCCGCAAACTTATCGACTTTTGCCTTGCCTTGTTCGGATGCCGGTTCGCCGTCTTCATCGTCGTCTACCGCATCGAACTGTTCGCCGTTCGAGCCGGGCACAGCTTTCGCGCGCTCGAAATCCTTGACAATATTTCTCCAGCCAAATTCGCCTTGAGCAGGCTTCTCGTCCTCAACGAAGACGCCGCATTCATCAGGCCGTTCGATCAAGATCGCGGCGAAGTCGGCCGGTGTGGTTTCGGGGCGCTCCGCTTTCAGCGCGCGAGCAAGATTAAACCTGACGTTTGACCTATCGCCTTCGTCAATCGCCTTGCGCAAGCTGTCGTACCTATCGACAAGCGTTTGCCATTCCACACCATCCAACGCGGGATCAAGCAGAGCTGCCCCATCGGGCAACTCAGTCTGCCGCAGCTCGTCGACGAGAGCTTGAATGCTCTTTTCGGTGACGGAGCTGCTTTCCGCTCTGCTTCCGATTGCCTGCCGGATGAATTCAGGAATGGGAACTAGAGTGCCGCCCTTGCGCGCCTTGATCAGTGCATCGAGGCTAGAGCGTTCGCCGTAGCGCCGCCCGTCGTGAATGCGGATAGCAGAAGGCGCAATGACGAAACCGCCCGCCGCCTTAACATCGGACTCGCAGGCAGCTTTGAGACTCCCCGCACTGCAACCCAAGTTGCCTTCGTTGCTAAAGTATAGGTGGCGGCCTCTGCCTTGCGACTGCACGGCGATAACACCATCCGGCAGCCCGCCATTCGCTTCGCAGAACGCATCGAAAAGCTCGACGCCGTTACGTTCGGCCCCGTTGCGCTCTTTGACGTCGTTGTCGACCACAAGCAAACCGGCCGGGCCGCAACTGATCGCAGGCAGCGCATCCGGCTTCTCGCGAAACATGCGGCGAATAGCTGACTTTTCAGTCGTCGCCCCAATGTGGAGCGGTGCGAAGCCGTGCTTGTCGTAGAATTCACGGCGGAGCGACTCGGCCTCATCTTTCGGTATGTCCGCGTCCAACCTTGTGAACGCTTTTACCAATGACGCCTTGTTCTCCGGGTTCGCAACGAACACGGGGATGCCAGCGGCGGCAAGATCAAGGGCGACGCGCTTATTATGCGCCCGCGCGTAATCGATGCGCCCTTGTTCGCGCATCTCGTTTGCCAGGTCGGGCACTCGCTTAGCCTTTACGGTCTGCATCAGGCGCCCGGCTCTCGGTGGAATGTGAGTGACGGATTACAGTTGCAGTCGCTACCCCGACCCGTGCGCAATGTTTGGCACCCTGAGTCGTGACTATAGACGGCGTGGATGATTCCAGGCTGCGTTAGGGAGTCAGCGCCCGCCTGCGGGAACGCCTGCGCCATACGCGCGAGCGCACCCAAGCGGCGGCGCTGTTCTCGATTGAGTTTCATCGTGACGGCTTTCTGATAGACTTAGAGACGTTATGTTCGGTGTCATCGCTGCTCGCGCGCAGAGCTTGCAGCGCTTTTCGTCCGCGCTCGATGTTCTTACGTACGGCTGCGGCGCTGATGCCAAGCTCGGCCGCGATTTCTTCCGACGTGAAGCCTGCCCCCGTCAGCTCAAGGCACCTCCACATTTCCGGGACGATGATTTTTGCAGCAAGCTCAATGAGACCTTTCGCGTCGAGCTGCCTCTCACGTTCGCCGAAAGTGGTTTCATCCGGGACGGTCGACGCGAAATCTTCCGTTTCGGCATCGGAATTGTCGTCCGTTGTGTTGGCGTCGAGATCGCTAAAGAGCTTATAGCGCTGGCTGCTCTTGTGCTGATCGCGCGCGATGTTCTTTACGATTTGCCGCAACCAAGCGGTCATCGCCCCTTGCGCCGTGTATGCGTCCTCATATTCGAGGGCGCGCGTGAGTGTTGCCTGCACAAGATCGTCGGCGAATTCGGCATCGCCCAGCGTGCGGGCGTGTCGGCGAAGCGTGGGAAGACGCTTGATCAACTCTTCGCGGAACGAAGGTCGAGCGTCTTCGACGCGCGTCAACGCGTCGGGCGGAATATGTTTCAAGGTGAGCCCTCGGTATCGAGCGGTGCGGCGGGAAGATCAGGCGGCCTTGCCGCTCGACACGGCGCGCTCTTCAGCTTTGCGGAAGCGTGCAGCGTCGCGTTCGAGAACCGCGTGGCGTGACCAAACCCGCTTGCCGCCAAGCAAAACGGACGGCGGAAGCTCGCCTTGCGCTTCGAGGGCATAAATAAAGGATCGTGACGCGGGCTTGCCGCCGCTCGAATAGTGCTGGCGAAGATCAAGCATCGTCATGCAGTCACCGGTGAGCATAGAAATTGACTCCGAATTGCTCCCGCTTGGGAGCTGTTGATCATCGGAGCCGAGCCGCAACCCGGTGCTATATTTCGGCAAAGCCCGCTGAGCGGGAACCCTTATCAGCCAGGTCTTGACCCTGACTCGACCGGGAGAAGAACCCGACCGGGGCGACGTGTCGCTTCCGTCTGACACCAGAGACGCGCCGAAAGCCTCTCTGGTCTGGCCGCACGCACATTCCGCGTTACGTGAGGCTTGATCTCAATATATTTGTTGGCCGTGAATTCATCAACTTAAGGGACATACAAAAACCGGCAAACACGGCCCTACGTCGCCACGCCCGAGCACATTCCTTCAACGCCCTAGATCAGCGGGTGGCAGACAGGCGTCCGGTTAATGTTTCGTAAGACTCAGAAGGGACCTACTACCTAACGGCTTCCTCAATCACCCGTGCCAACGTTTCGAGCGCAGCCCGGCGTTCGGGCCGCGCCTGATCGCCCTGGTAGATACGTTGCAGCTTGGGCGGAAGATGGTTCAGCACCTCTTCCACAACGAACGGGGCAACCCCGTTCGCCTTGAGCAGATTTGCTGCCGTTCGTCTTAGATCATGCGCTGTGAAGGATTCGAGCTTCAGCTTCGTCGCAATGTCCGCGCAGGCGTGGCTTAACGTGTGGCGGCTCATCGGCCGGTCACCGAACGTCCGCGATCTGAACACAGCAACGGGCTCGCTGCGGCCGGTCAGCTCGCCCCTGATAATTTGAAGCGCAGACCGGGTGAGCGGGACGATGTGGGTCGTCTTGTTCTTCGTCCGGGCGCCCGGGATAGTCCACGTCTCTTCACTTTTGGTCGCCAAGTTGGTTTCGGTTACAAGCATCCCCGCTACTTCGCCGGGTCGCTGGGCAGTCAACAACATGAACCGGAGCGCCGCGCGGGTTGTTGCGCCGATCTCGCTCTCCCCGTTCAGAAGCTCAGCCCAAACGGCCTTCAGCTCGGGGGCCGACAGCGCCCGCTTGCGCTCGCTGTTCGATTCATCATGGCGCTTCGCCAGCCCGGCCATGGGGTTGGCTGCAAGCTTCCCTTCCGAGACGCACCAACGGAAGAATTTGTGTAGGCTCGCATGGGCGCGGTTTGAGGATACGGGCGCATCAGCCGCAATGGTGTTCAGGGCGTCCGCGATCTCTGAGCGACTGAGCGTACTGGCGGACCTCCGGCCCCAGGCCGTCAGACGCTTCACCCCAGCCTTGTTGGGCCACCCATCCTTGAACCGGCCTAGGTATCGCTCGTCGGCCTCCCAGCTCCGCTTCCGGGCCTTTGACCATTGCTCCACGAAGGCGTCGACCAGCTCGCCAAAGGTCGCCTGCGCGAGCGCCGTAGCGGCCCGCGTGGCCCTATGCTCGCCATGTACGTCCCGGCCATTGGCGGCGGCTCCCCGCAGCTCGTCTGCCCGTTTCCGGGCGGCTGCCAGCTTCATGTCGGGGAAGTGCCCCAGCGTCGTGCGCACGGGCTTGCCGCCTTTCGGGCGATGCACGAAGGCGAACGTCTTTGCGCCCTCGCTGATCCGAATCTGAAGGCCCTTGCAGGACGGGTCCATCATTTCGAGACGTTGCCCCTTTGGGGCAGTGACCGTTTCCAGATATTCGGCGGTGATTTTTCGGCTCAA